TAGGTGAATGGCGTGCCATCGAAGAAGCGGCTCGCAGTCTTCAAATGGAAACTTGGGATATCGAGGCTCTCATTGAAAAGTCAAAAAATGGATACCAAGGCGAAGACGAGACACTTATGATCCTCACTCGTCTTGAATGGGAGTCCAATTCTGGAATGACCGTTGAAGAATACCTTAAATAATTTTTATACATATGGAACCACTAACATTTCTCGCCCTATTCGGAATTTGCACTTGCTGTGCATTCATCGCCGGTTATTTAATCGGCAACATAAAAGCCACCTGCGAATCAGAGCAAACCCGCCGCTGGTGGATGAACCGCCAGATCAAACGGGAGCGCCGTTAATGACCGAGGCCGAGCTACATGACGCCGAATGTGAGTTCACGCGCAACCTTCTTTGCGGGATGATACAGCAGGCCGTTGCCGACCTGCAAAGCGAGAAGGTCTTTCAAAGCAAACAGCTAAACGAGGCACAGGAACTTGATAGGGAGTCGGCAATTCATTTCATCAAATCACGAGCATTCCAAGGCATTTGCGACGTGCTCGCTCTGCCAGCAGACAAAATAAAAACAAGGGCACTAAAAAATGATATTATCACTCGATCCAGGAACGACGCACAGCGCGTTCGTACAGTACGACCAAGCAAAGATACATGACCACGGTCACCTTCCAAATGCCGAGATAAGGCAAATCCTTATCGGTCGCGAATACGACCGCTGCGCTTGCGAGATGATCGCCAGCTACGGCATGGCGGTCGGTGCTTCGACATTCGAAACGTGCGTATGGATCGGACGATTCATCGAGGTTGCTAGGGTGGACGTGGAACTAATTTTCAGAAAAGATATTAAACTTTTTCTCTGCGGAACGATGCGAGCCAAGGACGCGAACATTCGCCAAGCCTTGCTCGATCTCATCGGGCCGCAGGGAACAAAGAAAACCCCAGGGCCGACTTATGGAATTAAGTCGCACACTTGGGCGGCACTCGCTGTGGCCGTTTTCGCAGCGAACAACAACAAAAGAAAATAGAAAATGAAAATAACAAAAGGAAAACAAACACGCGCCCAGCGCGTCGTCATCTACGGAGTCGAATCCGTAGGCAAATCGACATTCGCGGCCAAGTTCCCCAGGCCGCTATTTTTGGACATCGAGGGCGGCACGTCCCACCTAGACGTTGACCGTTGCGAGATCGGAACGTGGAAGCAACTGACGGACGCATTGGCTGAAGCCAAGGCAACCGACTACAATACCATCGTCATCGACTCGGCAGACTGGGCAGAGCGCCTGTGCGTTGAAGACCTGTTGGCTACCAGCAAGAAAACCAGCATCGAAGATTTCGGATTCGGTAAAGGTTGGGTTATGGTCGCAGAGCGCATGAGCCGGTTCCTGTCATCTGTCGATCAGTTGATTGACGCCGGAAAGAACGTCGTCATGATAGCGCACTCCAAGATCGTCCGCTTTGAGGCACCGGATGCGCTCGCCGCATACGACCGCTACGAACTCAAACTCAGCAAACAATCGGCGCCGCTATTGAAAGAGTTTGCGGACGAGCTTTGGTTCTTAAGGTTTAAGACTAAGGTAAGCACGACCGACAGCGGCAAAGGAAAGGGCATCGGGGGCAAGGAGCGCATCATCCTAACGACGCACTCCGCAGCATATGACGCGAAGACGCGATCTGGCCTTGCAGAAGAGTTGCCGCTAGAGTGGGCATCGGTCGCACATTTGTTTGAGACAACGGCGCAAGCCGTAGTCGCACCAACTGCAACACCACCCGAAAGCTGGGCAGGACGACTCGCAGAGCATGAAGGAGCGGTCAACCAGTTTCTTATCGCTCGTGGCGTCCTTACAAGCGAACAGACTTGGCGTGACTGCGCGCCGGAGTATCTGGAGCGCGTTGCGCTTCGCGTCGATCAATTCGTCAATACGGCTATCGAGTGGAGAAAGGCTAACCAATAAACATCACTACACTCGAATAGTGTAGAATTAAAAAAATGAAAGAAATCTCACCATCCTCCCTGCCAAAGCTCGCTGAATGCGCCTTGTTTGAAGGCGCAGGCGGCACGAGTTCGGCAGCGGAGCGCGGCACGGCGGTAGACGTTGCGATCCGCAACTTAATATCGGCACAGGACAACGTAACATTCATCGGCGAAGACTCGTCAGCTATCGCCTACGGCGTCGAGGAACTGACGCGCCTTGCAAAGGGATCGTTCATCGAGACTCGCGAAGAGTATCTTGCGATGGCAGTCCCTGGACTCTCGAAACTCGGCACGGCAGACGCAGTCTGCAAGGCCGAGAAGTGGGTCGCAGACATCAAGACGGGCCAAGTTCGGAACTATCGCGAGCAACTCGCGGCATATGCATTGGCGTGTATGGAGGACAACTTCGACACGAGTTGGACGGCGCACGTTGTATATGTCGATCAAAAGATGATTCGCAGCTATGACTTCACCTACGAGGAAGCGCAACAGATCACCAAGCGCACAATCGACCGCGCAACAAGCGCGGAGGCGAGGCCGACGCCTTCGGAATATTGTAGCTGGTGCAAGCATTACAACAACTGCAACGCCATCGTGCGGCAGGCTGAGAGCGCTATCGCTCTCATTCCCGACGTTACAGGCAACAGTATTGATGCGATCCGCCAGCGAATACTTGCAACAGCGGAGAGCATGGGAGCATTCGCAAAAGAGTGGAAGCTCGCCGAGAAGGAGATCGCCGAGCCGGTGCTCGGTCATCTCAAGACGAGACTCGAAAACGGAGACGAAGTCCCCGGATGGAAACTCACCAGCATGAGCGGAAGGAAATTCGTGGAAATAGAAGCAATAGCAAAAGCAAGCCAAAACATCACAAAAGAGACACTAATCCTAGCGATGGGCGGTAAGCTATCAGAAAAGAGTTATCTGGAACTCTGCGCCAACAACGGCGTGGAACCAGACACAACGGCGATCAAGGCCGGAGCGCCGACAACACAACTCCGCCAAACAAAAATAAAATAGAAAATACAAAATGCCAACATATAAAGCATCAGAACCAAAGCAGGCCGCCATCTACTATGTCGAGCCAGGAACATACGAAGTCGAAATCATCAAGGCGGTAGAGAAGACAAGCCAAGCCGGCAACCCGACGATTAAGCTCGACGTCGCCGTCATCCTTGAAGGTGGAACAACAGGGCCGACAATGTGGGAACATTTAACCTTCACTCCGAAAGCGGCGTGGAAAGTTGATCAAGTTCTCTCCAGCATCGGGCGTGCAGTCATCCCAGGCGAAGACGTCACGGTCGAAGCAGAAGACTTGATCGGAGAAAAAGGCGTATGCCTTATCGGCGTAGAGCCAGGTCAGACCAACCCAGATCACCAGTTTAATTGCGTTGAGCGGTGGCTCTTCGGAGATGAAAAGGCAAAATGGCTTGGCAACCGGCGCAAGCCAGCGGCCAAGCAGGACAAACACATCGTTGCAAAAAGCAATGGTTATGTTCCTCAACCCGCCGACGAAACTGACGACATTCCGTTTTAAGAAATGAACGGATCTCTCTCGCTCCGGTTGGTCATCTGTATGAATGAATGCCCAGTAGGGTTAAGGTTGGAACGTGGCGATCCCCTGCCAGTTTACCAGCACACATACGACGACACGCCGGAGGGGAGAGCATTGGCAGAACAACACCTAGAAAGAATCGAAGACTATGTTCGACGGCATAACAAAGATGTTAAATCTCGCAAGACTAGTTAAAGACCAGATGGCTGATCTTGAATTGCTTGTGGATTTATTAAACATTCGCATCGAGTCGCTAACAGAAGAAAACAATCGACTCGTTAAAGAAAACAAGGCGCTTCGCCAATTCCTGTCTGGACAAGATGAGTGACCAAATGCAACACTGGAAAGGCTATCCGCTCCGCTGTTGGCCGAACCACCAAGACGATTGCTACCGGTGGGACTGGGAAGTCCAGATTGACGGCAAGTGGATCGAGGTTGTTACTCAGTCAACGCGGTGGATCGAGGAGGAGGCCGACGAGACGCTTCAGCGTTATTTGACAAACAGAGTCAAGTAAATATATTTAAACCTAGGCCGTGAAAAAGCCTTTCAATTCATGCAACACAAACACCAACAAAATCCATTTTCCCTTCGTGCGAGTCGGCGCCTTTGCATGGGCCAATTTTTCATCCGACAAGCACGAAGGGATTTTTTTACATTATGCAAACGGAACTTCCCGATCATGCTCTCGAAGAGTATGTCATTCGGGCCTTCAATTCATCGCGGAGACGCGGCGCAATCGATAGGCTCGACGTAGCTCAACAATTATTGCCTTACGG